CTTTTTGATTCACTCGAATCTAAATTAATGAATTGGATGAAAAAACAAGATTCGTTTATTTACAAACATCCTAATACCTTTATGTCTAACGAAGAAGTTTTAGAAAAAGATACAGATGATATGGTTATTCATAAAGAAGAATCGAGAACAGGAGAGTTTATTATTACTAAACAGGAAGACGGCAATCTTAATTTTATAATTGATTATAAGAAAAAACGGTTTGCTTGGTTAATAGACATTGAAGATACTGATGATGTGTATAATTTATTTGGTAAATCGAATAAATACCCTGCTATTGTAGCAGAAAAAATAAACGGTGGTAAAGTTATAGATAAGGGAGATGTCATTCTAGGAGTTCAAAAAGATGGCTACCATGAATATAAATTAGAAGGAGATAAATTTGACACTAGAATACACGTTAGAGTAGTGCCTCTAAATGAGAAAAAAACATGGATAGTTTGGACAGGTAAAAAACAAGATATGTTGAAAGATGAAGATGACGTAGATGTTTGGAATATTCAAGACGATAAATATTCCAATTTAGAGTTTCCACCAAAAATTAACGATTAGTTAATATAGTAAAACTAAAAAGACAAAGAAATAATGCTTATGCAGCCATCTATCTTAATGCAAGTAGATAAAGAGCATGAGTTTACTATTCTTAAGTCTGATGATTTAGTTATTGGAGGCTATGCTTCAATAGAAATTGTAGATAAACAAAATGATTTAATTACACTAAAAGCGTTAGATGAAGCAGTTGAAAAATATATGTCTGAAAAGAAATATAGAAATGTTATGTCTAATCATTCTAATGTACAAGTAGGAGAAGTTATCGAGAAGTATAGAGATACTAACGGTACTCTACATAAGACAGGAGTAGATGATGTGGGTTTCTATGTTGTTATTAAACTAAGAGATGACATAGAAAAAGCAAAAGAAATTTCAAGAAGTATTAGAAAAGGAACTCTACGTTCTTTTAGTATTGGAGGTCAGGCGATTTCTAAGAAACAAAAAACATCAGATGAGTTTGGTGAGTATAATGAGATAGATAGATTAGAATTACATGAAGTAACTATCTGTGAAAAGGGGATTAATCCCGAAGCAAAATTCGACATTTTAAAAATGGAGGATAAAACAATGAGTGAGAAGTTGGAAAAAGCACTCGAAGAGTTGAATGACTTGATGAAACAAGTTAACGGACTCGGAGAGACAAAAATTGATGATGAAGTAACGAAGAACGAAATGGCATATATGGATGCCGATGATGATGAGGAAATGGAAAAAGAATCTATGGACTCTGATGATGATATGGAAGAGAAGGCTCTTGATGAAGATTCAACAAGAGACTACGAAGCAGGTGAATTAGTAGTAAGTGGCGGTAAGCCTACTGCTGCACCTACTGAACTAAAGAGTGAAGGCTTAGAGGCTTCGGACTTTAGTACTCTTAACCTAAGTGCAGAAAATGTTGAAAAAGCATATGCACAATTCAAAGCAGAGCAGATGGAAAAAATTGCATACGATAATCTTTCTAAACAATTTGAAGCAAGACTTTCAGAAGAACTTGCAGTTAAGAAATCAGTAGCACAATCCGCATCATACGATGCTAGAACAGATGTAGCAGCACTAAAAAAAGAGTTTGCTCTACTACGAAAATCTCTATCAGAGAAAGACGAAACAATTCGCAAGAGCGCGGAAATGTCAATGGCATTACCGGAAGGAATACCTACAAGTTTAGAGGCAGCAGCCAATATGACTTGGGAAGACGTACATTCTCTTGTGAGAGGAAATTAAGGAAGTGAAATTATGAGTGGATATATTAAAACTATGAAAGATTTAGAAGCAGCAACATACGGATATGGCGGAACAGGAAGCGGCAATGCCTTGCTTAAAGCAGGTGGAGTTGTAGGTGGTTTCGGTACACCTCACGATACTAGTTCTAATGCATTTACGGGTGCAGCAGGTCTAGGTGATTTGTACAACCTACTATACGGACAGAAAGTTTGGTCTGTATTAAACCAAGAAGTAAACCCTTTAGCAATGCTTGCTAAGAGACCATATACATCTAGTGGATGGAGAGTTCTAAAATCACGACCTATTGGTGGTAGTGATGCAGCATTCGGTACAGGTACTAATGCAGTTACCGCTAGTATTTCATCAGCAGATGCAGCAACTCCTAGAGCAGACCAAATTGGTGGTGTTGGAGAAAATGCAACATTAGGTGGCGCAGATGGTTTCAGAGCAATCGCTCCTGAATATACTAAACTATACGTTAGCCCTAAGACTATTGCACATCTATTCGAGTTCTCAGAACTAGGAATGGAAATGGCTGCAATTGATGATGGTGTTGGTGATATTCGTGCTATCGTAAGAGAAGACATGGGTAAATTACACGCAGAAGTTCAGAGTAAGATGCTAGTTATGCCTCTTGAGAAATACTCAGAGAACGGTACAACAGGTATTGAGAAGAACTACACTTCTTTAATGAAGATAGTTTCATCTGCGGTTGAACTTGCAACTATGGCTGATGATGACGTATTCTACCACAACCAAACAAATAACGGTACAGCAGCACAACTTGCTGATGCTACTACTATCTTTGGTTCAACTAGGACTGTTACTGTTGACACATCAGGCGGAAGTGGAAACTATACCTACACAGGTGTTCCATCTTTCCTAGATGCAGAAGTTGATTTCGGTGCAGGTTATACATCCGGTGAATGTAGAGTTCTAACACTAAGTATTCTTAATGATATGATTAGAAGAATCCGTACTAATGGCGGAAACCCTAAAGTTATCATTACAGGATATGATACCATTCAGAAAATCTCTGATTTACTACAATCACAAGAGAGATTTATGGATAGGAAAGAAATCGTTCCTTCCCATAATGGTGTTCGTGGTGTTAAGGGTCAAGAAGTTGGTTTTAGAGTTGCAACATACTATGACATACCAATCATCCCTGCTAAAGATATGCCGTCAACAGGTAAGTCCACATCTAACAGAATTAGTGATATATTAGTTCTAGATACAGACCACCTATGGCTATCTGTAATGAAACCTACACAATACTTCGAAGATGGTATTACTAGTGGAAACCCATTCGGTGTTGGTAAACTTGGAAATCAAGGAATGTACCGCACTATGGGAGAAACTTGCTGTTCCTTCTTCAAGGGACAAGGTAAAATTACAAACCTAAAGAGTGCTTAAGGTACTTGATAATAAGTGAAAACGTAAAGTAGTAGTCTCTACTCCGAAGTATCGGGGTAGGGATTACTACCCTATAAAAAAAGGTTGATAATTATGGCTTTAGTAAAATTGAAAACACATAGAAATGGCGAACTAGTAATAAGAGGGGCAGGGGAAACACTTTATTCCATTAATGCAAATGCTCCTTGTGAAGTACCTGCAAGGATTGCAGCATTGTATTTGGGAGATGAAGCAATAGAAATAGACTTTACAGAAGATGATAAAAAGGATATTGCAAACTTACCTGAAAATAGAGTAAAAGCAATTCGTAGGCACTTAGGTGTCGAAGGAGATATTCTTGATATATTATATCCTAAGAAAGCAAAAACTCCTGTAAAGAAAAAGGTCGAAGCAGTTGTAGAAAAGGCAGTAGAAACTGTTACTGAAACCGTATTACCAAAAGAAGAAAAAGTAGTGGAAAAGAAACCTGCTACTAAGAAAACACCTGCTACTAAGAAAACACCTGCAAAGAAAACTACAACTAAAAAGGAAGTGAAGTAATGACATCAGCAGGTAGTCCTGTAAAAACTTCAAGTGCAGTAATAAATGATGGTAGGTGCAAATTAACAAGTATTCATTTCTGCTCTACTGGAACTGCTACTTTAAAAATATACGACCATAACAGTACAACTGTCGGTTCAGCAGATGAGATTGCTAGATTAATTTTAACTGCTAATACTACTATTGAGTTTGATATGCACAATAGGTCAATGGGAACAGGAATAACAGCAATTTTAACTGGTTCGGGCGGTTCATACTCCTGTACTTGGAGTTGATATTATGCCTAGTATTGATACAGATACAAGATTAGTAATGACTATACTATTTGTTGGTGCTATTAGCGGCACTAATATTTATTTTTACACTATATATGGAGTTGATTTTCCATACACCGGATTATCCCATGCAGTACTATTTGGAATATGTACAGTAGGAGGGATAATGTTATTGAAGGCATTATTTGATTTAATGTTAAATGATGTCATTGAAGATTTTTTACTACAAAGAAAGATAGATGCCTATTGGAATAGAAAAGCAAGAGATGAAGAGAATCGAAAAAGAGTTAGAGAATCACTTAGAAGTTTTAATCAATCATTCGGTCAACCTTTCTATGGTGATTCTAACCTACCTGCAATGCAACAACAGAGCCAACGACAGTTTGACGCAAATACAATTAGCCCAACATTTTTAACAGGCTTCAATGAGTAGGTGATTACATGGTAGGAGAAATCCTAATGGGATTCGATGAATCCACATTAGCCTATGATTTACAAAGAGCGCATTCTGCTGATATTTGGTTTTTAAGAGCAAGGTTTTTTCTTTGGGGCGGTATTTCTTGTGGTGTTAGTTTTCTAATCGGACACGCAATATCTTTATTTGGATATAATTTATTTACTTCTTCATGGAATGGAATAGTTAATTTATGGCATCATTTATGGTGATACATAATGTCAGTAATGGCGGGCTTCGCTATTCTATTAGTTGAAGGGTTGAATAAGGTTTACCAAAGATTGCATTCTATACCATTTGGAGTGTACGGTGCGAGTAAAGCAGGTAAAACAACATTACATCATCAATTGAGAACTAGAGGTGAAGTTGCATCTATTACAGATAGAACAGTAGGATTACAAAGAGCCTCTAGAAAATATGTAAAATTAGATGGTGATGCTCATACAGTAAAAACTGCTGATGTCGGAGGTGAAACAGTATTTTGGCAAGAGTGGGTAGAAGATATGAGAACTCGAAAAGTTAAATATATTATTTTTATGTTGGATGATAGACATATGGATAAACACTATGATATTGAACAACAATTATGTTGGACGTTTTTGGTAGATACTATTTGTAATCCTTATTGGAATATTGGGGGAAAAAAGAAAAAGAAAAAATTACACGACTATCCTGTTGCCGTTGGTCTTTGGGCTAATAAGCATGATTTGTGGAAAGATAAATATAAATACGAAACAATAGAAAAACACCCAATATTTGAATCTTTTAGGAATGGAATGCAGAAGTTAAATGATAAGGGAATACCCTGCTATAAATACATAGTAAGTGCTAAATCTGATTCAGAGATGGTATATAGAGGAATCCTAACAATGATAAAGGACTACTAAGGGTGAAATACCACATGACAATGAACTATAACCCACCAAACCTAATTGGCGCACAATCAGCCCATGTGGGAACTAACCCATTTTTAGATAGATTTTCTGCCGCAAGAGCAGCAGGTTCAATAATACAATATGAGTATAAAAACATAAAACCAAAAAAACAACTGAAAGAAATAACTAAAGTTTTAATGCCGGAAAAAAAGAGGTTTTTGAAAATACCATACAGATTCAAATACAACTTAAAAGATAGATGTGTTGTTTGCGGTTCACAAAAAGTCTGGGAAGCAGGTGATTCTATGAGACCGCCATTACCGTTACATAAGGTTAGAAAGGGTTATCCCATGAGAGGAACTTATTGTGATAAACACGCAACAATACACCGTCAGTACGAAATGTTAGAACAACAAATATTAGCAGAAGAACATGGGCTTTCTTTTAGTGCTTATATTCCTTCTGCTAAAAGTTTGAATCCTGTTAACTTAGTAACATCAGGCCCAATGACTACATTAAAACAAGCAGATATGCAATCTCTTTCTGCTATGGGTTGGACTATCAGACCTCCTAATAATGGTACTGAAAATAAAGAAGAAGAATTGTTTAGATTAATTATAGAAACTAATAATATTAATGAAAGGGTCAAAACTCTATTAACCGAAGGCGTTAACGTTGTCAATGTCGAAACAGGGGGGGAGTGATTAATGGGATTATTCGGTACAAGTAATAGTAACCTTGCGACTCAAATAGGAGCGCAACAACAAACCCAATTTAAAGCAATGAATAATCTCCTAACTTTACAAGAAAATCATGTAGAAGATTTCTTTCAATATCATGGAGAATCATTCTTAAGGGCATTAGAAAAACTAATTGAAGATACAGTTACTAGAAGTGTTAGTCAAATGTTAGTAAAGTTAGAGTTTAGTCAAAGTTCTAGTGGAAATCTATCTATAACACCTGATGCTCTTAGCGACTTTACTGCTATAACTCAAGAAAATATAGATTTAGATATACAAAATTTATTGGCTACTGCAATTAATAGTGAAGTTGTTATGCAAAGAAGAATGGCTAAACAACAATATCTTGAAGCACAGGGATTTAGTTCTCCAACTGCACCTGCTCCTTCTACTAATATGGGTATGAATCCTCAGATGGGTATAAATCCTCAAGGGTTAAATCCGAGTCAAATACAAGGTGGCAATATGGCTATTAATATGAACAACACCATGATGCAGCAACAAATGGCTATGAACAATGGTAGTGGTTATCCTATTCCTCCTAGTGGTTATGACAACATGAATAATCCTTATTGGATTGACCCACAAACAGGTCAACCAACATATACTCCACCGCAAAGTGGTCTAGGTCTAGCACAAGGTTTGGGTAAAGCAGTTGCATGGGCTAAATGGCTTGCTTAAGGTGGTTTGATGAATGGTACAAATTAGTAGTGATATTGGAATTAATAATGTACCTGTTTCTTTTGAATTAACATTAAAAGAAGTTAAAAAAATAAAACCTTTAACTTCTACATTAAAACCTGTTTATAAGAAAAGAGTGGAAGGCGAATTAGTTCCAATAACTGATGAAAACGAACTCTCAAATATAACAAATAAGCCCACAAATTATAGTATTGTTGTGGATAAAAGTTTTGAAGGAGTTTCTGATGGCGTAAAAGGATTCTTTTTAGATTTCTTGATTTCAAAAACTTTTATAGGAAACAAAAACAATACAAACAAAGCGAAAGATAGTGAGAAAAGATATTCTCAATATTTGAATATAGATGAAGATGATATTGAAGGAGAATATCCTAATAATGCAGATGAAATGCTAAACGAATTAGAAGACTGTATTAAAGAAGTTAATAAAATAATAGGAAAATCTGAAATAATTGCTGTGTTAAAAACATTGGAGAATAATGATTTTTTAATTAAACCAAATGGTAGAACTGTACTTACTGTAAACATAACTGAGCGTTTGAAGGATTTAAAAATAGCAGATTTAAACTCTGAAAAAATTAATCAAGCGGTTGATGAAGATTATACTAAGACGGGTAAACGACAGGGGTATAAAACAAGTGAAGAACAAAAGAACTATCGAGAAAGAGAGTTAGAAAAACTAACACAACAATATGATGCTTCTCAGGAAACTGATAATCCAATGACAAAAAAAGATTATAATAAAG